GTCGGTAATAGAATTCGAGACCAAGGATGTGGTATTTTTCAAACAATTTGGCCTCTTGAGAGAGCCAAGGAAAAGTAATAGCCTGACCGGGATTAAGAGGAAATTGCGTAGTTGCAAAGGTAGAACTACCAGCAACATCAGCAATATACTCATCTTCCACCTCTACACGACCTCTCCGACTGCGAGCAGAAGCTCCAGTAGGGAAGAATGTAGACAGTTTTGGGTTCTTCGCCATTTTGAAGAACTTAGATAAGGGACCCTTCGTATCAGTACTCGTAAGTACCGTTGACTTAGGTCTAGCCATTTTGGCATTTTGGGATTTTCGAGGCATTGGTTTAGTATTGGATTCCGCAAACCATAGCGGGACTATTCATCTCTGTCAAACCAATCAGCACATTAGTACCAATCGGGAGTTCCGTGTAGTCTCTCGGCATTTTAGCCACAAAGTGACATTTAGCACGTAAATATTTACGTCTTTATCAAATAAAGACAACGTTTTGGACTATTACTGACAGAAACCCAATGGGCAGTTTAACGACATGCTCGGGTCAATTCCTTCTATCTACACATTCTGACCAGATCATCAAACTCACCTAAACCTATTGGAGGTACGGGCGCATATACATCAACAGCTTTATATTCATAATGAATTAAGCCATTTGATTTATGCACAACCGGGTAAGAATAATGATACAGGACTCGATCAGATCGACCTTTATAAGGAAAGATCGGGGCGAGAGGAGGGCAAGGTGATTTCTTAGTAGTGAAACATCGGGCATTCCAATAATCACAAATACCACGAAGAGACATCGGATGAAGCCTATAATCCGTTTTCACGAATTTTGGGCAAAAGTTTGAACAGGAGTTTCCTGTTTGGACTTGTCCAGTGGCACGAAACGCATAAGCGATACGCGCCACCCATGGATCATCATCAAATAATTCTTCGAAATCACGGGGAATATACTCTCCAATAACCAGTTTGGGATTCAAGACCGCACCAGCAAATTTCGCGAGAGGAATCGAAAATCCTTCACGAGAAAACAGCTGTAGCTCAGGGCTTGAAACGAACTGGGAAGCCATTCGTCTCTGCGTCCGAGAAAGGTTGTTAACCCAATCTTCAGGCGCAAATGAAGGATCTAAACCAAAACCACCAAGGTGGCCTGGAAGATACCAACAAGGACGGAAATATTTGCCGAAACAACGATTCTCAAATCTGGACAAACATTGTGGAACGCAAAATGCGGACCAAGGCAAGTTCAGAACCATCCTATTAAGGTCGCGAGCGGCCAAAAGAGGAGTAGAATCGGATTCACCACCTTTGAGGGAGATACCAGTTATCACCTTTTGAGAAAGATAAGTTCTCTTAACCATTCTCGAAACGCCCTTAAAAGAGCGTTCAATAAAGGTTTGAGAATTCATCATACAAAAATAAG